GTCTCACCATTTGTATCAATTGCAGCCAATGACCTTGGTTCACTTGATCCAAACCTAGAGCGTGAAGTAAAGAAGTTGACTGGTGGCGGTGGATTCTCTACAAGCCTATTTGACCAACTTATGCCTAACAGCATTGCTCGTACTGTCTACCATGTTGCTAATGCCAGCGAGACAGAAACAAGTTTCTATAACGCAATGATGGCTTCAATGGCGTCTGCTATGTACCACAATCAAGTACCAGCATCTAATGATCCATTAGCACAACAGGCTTTCCTAGATCGTATCAAGAACAATGCTCGTTCTATTATGATTATGAAAGCAATCGTTGGCGCTGTAAGCCCATTGTCTGCCGCAGTTACTCAAGAAGACTTGGGTCTACGCAACGAGTTTTACAAGATTTTAGATAGCAAGTCACCTGTTACTGGTAAGCCAATGACTTACCCAGAAGCACTTGATGTATTCCTTAAAGAGCATGGTAATAGCGCAATTTCTTACACCATCTCTAAGACTCAAGCAGCAGTTAAAGGCGCAACAATGCCTTATACAGATTCCGCTATCAATTGGATTCAAAACAATAAAAATCTGCTTAGCGGTTTAAATGCCGTAGGAGCAGCATTCCTAGTTCCACAAATAACTAGCGGCACAGGCGATGCTCAAGCCATCCATGATGAAATTATCAAGATGCACCTTCGTTCACAAGATACGCCTCAACAATTCTTAACTTCATACTATGTCGCAGCTGGCAATAATGACATTGCCCAACAGCGTACAACACATGATAATGCTATGAATCAATTAAAGGCTAGTGGACAATCAACCACAGCAGAGCGTGCTAATTGGAATGCTTATATCACTGCATATGGTAAAATGAATCCATTGTGGTGGGATGACTATTCTTCTACTACCCGCACCCACCTTGCTCAAGTAGCGGCTAATGATATGCAGCAATTATTTGCTAGCAAGAATTTAGACCAGATTACAAAGCAATATGGAGAGCAAGCAGGGTTAGTTGCTCAGTTGTACAGCGATTGGAACCAACACAATAATGCGCTTTCACAAGCCCGTTTAAGTGGTGGTACCGGCGCAGTTACTGCTGAAAAAGATAACTGGCAGATTTACATTAAGGGTATTGCTCAACAAGTCCCACAACTAAATACTGTTATTAACAGTGTATTTTCAAGGTTAGGATAATAATGGCGCCAAAACCAAAGGTTACTACAACCACTGTGCCTGCATCATCATATGCGATGCAAAACAGTGCTGCTGGTACCACAACAATTGCTGGTCCAACATCTACTAGCCTAGGCGCTTACACACCTGCAATTTCAGCAGCTGGTACAGGCGCTGCCACAAGCACACGCGTACCAACAATGACATCGGAAATTCAACAACCCGATATTACAACAACTGCTTATATTACAAATCAAGTTTATCAAAATCTTATGGGTCGTGACGCTACTGCCGATGAGATTGCTCAATATCATCAGCAATTTACAGAGTATGCCAAGACTCACCCTATCTTTACCCGTCAGGCTACATATGATCCATCAACTGGATTGCCTTATGTAGCAGTACGAGATATTACAGCCCAAAAGAATCCATTGGCTGAACAAGACTTTATTACAAACATTGTTCGTCAAGGCGCAGATTCTAAGGCTTATCAAGCAGCAACTGGATACATGGGTGCTATGAACCAAGCAATGCAACAATTCGGGGGTGGCTTCTAATGGCTAACACACCAAAGCCAACTGCTGTTAAAAAAGCACCTGCTAAACCAATTCAAAAGTCTGCACCAGGTGTGCCAGCTCCAACTGGCCCAGCAACAGTTCTTCCTGCTGTAACAGGTCCTACCGGCGCATTTAACCCAGCAGATCCAGCATGGCAAAAATTTACTAGCGAGTACGGCGTACCTGCTTCTTACATTCAATCTGATCCAACTGGAGAATTGCAAAAACTATTCATCACTGCGATGAATCAGCACTACTCAATTGCTCAATTCCAACAAGCATTTATTGCTACTAAGTTTGCTCAAACACACACTTCACAATGGCAATCAGCAGAAAAAGATCGTCTTGAAAACGCTGCTTCTTATGCTGATTCATATAACCGTGTATCAGATTACCTATCAACCCTTCAAGGGCAAATTGGTTACAATGTAGATCCATCACTCATGGGTGCTAATTATGATCCTAACAACCCATCTGCTTCACATATCAATGCCAACTCAACCCACACTTATGATCCAAATAATCTTGTTGACTGGACATTGCATAACTATTATGGGCAGAATCTTAACTCAGCAGACATTGCAAATCAGATCAAACAGCACATTATTCAACTATCTAAGAATAACCCAAATCAAAAACTTGGTGGAGATAGAGCGGCAAATGTCAATCAGATTCGCTCATGGGCTAAAGATTACGGCCTAAATAGCCTTGTTCTTCCAGCGGGTGCGACTGGTGCAGATTATGCTACTAACGCAGCCAACAGCATTGAGATGGGTACTACAAATCTTGATACTTGGAAGACAGATTTGATGAACCAAGCAGCAAATATCTACAAGCCATTTGCCAAGCAAATCATGGATGGCGTCACTGTAGATTCTTTGGCTGCTCCTTACAAGAATGTTCTTAGCGGTTTGCTAGAGAATGTAGATCCAAGCAGCATTGACCTTAGCGCACCTACTGGCTATGGCGCAATGGTTGCCAGTGCTTTGAGAGGCACAGATCCTTCTAACCCACAAGCTATGTCTTTGGATCAATTTATGACACAAGTCAAGCAACGTCCTGAATGGCTAAATACAACCAATGCTCGTAACAGCCTAATGGATACTGCCACAAATATGCTTCGTAACTTTGGATTGGTGGTGGGTCAATAATGGCAAGTGATGTTCAAGTACAGCGTATGATTGATCTTGGCGTACCAGAAGCCAAGGCAGCATCTGCTGCGGTAGCAGCGTCAAATTCTGGCGGTGGAGAAGCATTTAATAAAATTGTTACACAATATGGTGGAACAGTTACTTCTTCTCCAGCAAATCCAACAGCTGGAACAGTTATTGGTCAAACTTCTACACCAAATGGTGATGGAACATATACTGTTACTACCACATATGCAGATGGCAATGGTGGTACATATACGCAAACAAGTATTGCTGGTACACCTATAACCGCAACTGGGCCAACAGGACCTTCATCTGCTTCTGCACAACAAGAAATTGCAAATAAAAACGCATTACAACTAATGCAATCAACTCTTGCTGGCTATGGTATTGACCCAACGGGTGCAATTAGTAACGCAATTCTTGGTCTTACTCAAAGTAACTATGATGCTCAAACTATTACAGCATTGGCTCAAGATCCAAACGCTTCTAAATCAACAGACCCAAATGTAGTGGCTTTGGCTAATGCTTGGCAAACACGTTTTTCTGGTAACACACTTCGTGAAAAGGCTGGACTAACACCATTGGATCCAGCATCATATATTGCCACAGAAAATTCATACAAGGCTGTTATGCAACAAGCTGGACTACCAGCCGCAGCAACAGACAATGCTTTGCTTGGTCAATTGATTGGCAAGGATGTATCTCCAGCAGAAACACAAATGCGTGTAAATGCTGCTATGTCTGCCCTACAATCTGAAGACCCACAAGTCATTGCTCAATTGCAAAGTCAATATGGATTAACTCAAGGCGCACTTGCCCTTCATCTACTTAGCCCAGACATTGCTGCAAATGTTATTCAACAGCAAGTTACTGCGGCTCAAATCGGTGCTGAAGCAGCACGTCAAGGAACTAACATTCAATACGGCGGAACTGGTCCATTGAGTGCTATGGGATTGGCAGCACAAGGTGTAACACAAGCACAAGCCGCACAAGGCTTTGGAACAATTGCTCAGCAGTTGCCAGCCACACAAACATTGGCTGCTCGTTACAACCCTTACGTGGCTCCAGAACAAGTTGGTCAAGCACTTGAAGCATCTACCTTTGGCACACAAGGTGCCGCTGAAGCCGCAGCAGCATTGAAGCGTTTACAGACACAAGAAGTATCCACCTTCAGTGGATCTTCCGGTGCTTCAACTCAAGCACAGAGCCTAGGAATAGCTAACGCTCAAGGCGTTTCATAACAATAAAATCCGTCACTACTCACCAGCATAGATGACGCGTATTTAGACTGGTAGTGGGAGCCAACACTTCTTCCCCTGGAAGTGCTTGCGGCCTGCGTCTCAATCAACACGAAAGGGAGTGCCACATGGCAAACCAATATGATGAAGACGATGACTTTGATGTCACCGAAGAAGTACAAGATGCTAATGGTCCTGCGAATCTTCGCAAGGCATTGAAGCGCGCTGAGAAGGAAAAGAAAGAACTGTCCGAGCAATTGGCACAGATTCAATCTGATCTTCGCTCACGCTCAGTCAAAGACGTATTGGCAACGAAAGGCGTACCTGACAAGGTAGCCAAGTTTATACCTGGCGACGTTAGTACGCCAGAGCAGATTGACGCATGGCTTACTGAAAATGCCGATGTATTCGGTTTTCAGAAGGCTGATGCAGAGTCTGCTCCTATCAGCGAAGAAGAGCAAGCAAACCGCGCCTCATATCAGAGGATCAATGCGGCTACTCAAAATGCTACAACTCCGTCTCGTGATGTTGACTTAATGTCACAAATCTCAGGCGCAAAATCAATAGATGAGTTGAATCAACTTATGGGACAGCCTACTCAACGACGCAGATAGAACATTTTCTATCCATCGCACAAACCTTAAGAAAGAAGGTGACACATGAGCAACGCATATACAGATACATCATCTGGTTCCCTTGGTACTTCTCTAGTACAAACAGCCTATGATCGTTATGTTGAATTCGCTCTCCGTGCTGTACCTCTTATCCGCGACGTAGCGGACAAGCGTCCAGTACAACAAGCAATGCCTGGGTCTTCTGTAGTCTTCCAAATTTACACAGACCTATCAGCAGTTACCTCACCACTTTCAGAAGACGTTGATCCAGATGCAGTAGCCCTAGGCAACACTACACCTGTCACCGTTTCACTGAATGAATACGGTAACGCTTCACTTGCTACACGTAAGTTGGAGTTATTCTCACTCTCAGACGTTGATCCAGCAATCGCTGACATCATCGCCTTCAACATGGCTGACTCACTTGACACAACAGTTCTCAACACTCTCGTTGGTGGACCAAATGCAATTGCAGAAGTCAACGGTTCTCTTGTTTCTACCTATGCAGGTACATACACAAACGGAACAACAAACAAGTCAATTCTTGGAACTGACGTAATCAAGTCACGCGACATCCGTACAGCAGTAGCAAAGCTACGCGCTAACAAGGCTGTTCCTCGTCAAGGAGAATACTACTGGACTGGTATCCACCCAGAAGTTTCATTTGACCTTCGCTCAGAAACTGGTTCTGGCGGATGGCGTGATGACCATAAGTTCTCTGAGACTGGTGCTTCAGAATTCTGGCCAGGAACAATCGGAACCTACGAAGGATCAATGTTCGTAGAGTCTCCACGTTTGTTCTCTGCTACAGATGGAACAGGTGCTGGATCATCTTCAGGTACTTTTGGTACATCTTCATATGTTAACGCTACAGGTGGCGTACGTGTATTCCGTACACTCGTTGCTGGTAAGCAAGCACTTGCAGAAGCAGTTGCCGAAGAGCCACACGTTATCTTCGGACCAATTGTTGATAAGTTGATGCGTTTCCGTCCAATCGGTTGGTACGGTGTACTCGGCTGGAGCCGTTACCGTGACGCTGCATTGGTTCG